ATGGATAATGATTATACAGTAAACACAAGAAAATATTTAAGCAAGGGTGACCAAATAGGTGATGCCTATTTAACAACTGACACTTTGGTGTTTAATATAGATGATAAAAAGGTGCTGACCGACGAGGATACTTATTCTGTAACAAACAAAGACTTATTTACAGATAAAGATTCGTACAGAACTTTGATTTATGACAAGGATAAGGATTCTAACACAGCAGTAATTGTTAATTACGGACCTAAAGCAGTAGTAAATCAAAAAACACCATTGTCTATTGTTAAATCTATTTCGCAAGGAGTAACAGTTGATGGTGAAAGTAAAACGAAAGTTACTTTCTATGAAAATAAAGAGGAAAAATCATTCTTTATTTCAAGTAATGTAACTATCAAAAAATTAAAGTCATTAAATAGTTCGAAAGTTTTAGTATTATATCCAGCTGATCCACCTGATCCCACCGATCCAGAGCCTCTACCAACGATTAGTGATTTAGTAAAAGGAACTGCATTTCAGTACTCAATGAAAAACAGTGAAGAGATAGGCTCTATAACCCTTACTGCTAACTTAAATAATTTATCAACTGATTTCGTAATTGGTGATATGGAAACAAGTGATAAATACATGGTTGCTTATGGTAAAGCAAGCGCAAGAACAACAACTGTTGGTGTTAGCGGAATTATGTATAAGGTTGATGAGAAAGTTAATGTTTACTTATATGACAAATCAATTCAAAAGACATTTGATATTGAATTATCGTCAATAGAAAATGATTCGATGATATTGGTTAAATTAACAAATTGTAAGGTTACAGATATTATAAAAATAAAATAATAAGGGAGATTAAATTTAATGAGAAGCTTAAAAGTTAGAGTAATGATGGTAGTATTATCAGTTTGCTTAGTGCTTACAGGTATGGTATATGCTGGGGACAGTATCAAGGTAACAATTGATGGCGTAGCACTTAATATGGATGTTGCACCAATTATGGAAAACGACAGAGTATTAGTTCCATTTAGATTTATTGCTGAAAGCTTAGGTGGCTTAGTTTCTTGGGATAATGCATCACGAACAGTAAGAATTCAAACAGCAGATAGAAACATTACACTTCCAGTTGGCAAAACAACTGCAACTGTAAATGGGCAAGCAAAAACCTTAGACGTTCCTGCACAAGAGGTAAATGGAAGAACATTAGTGCCAGTACGCTTTGTTTCTGAAAGCTTAGGCGCTGACGTATCGTGGGACGATGCAAACCAAACAGTTGTTGTTAGGTATTTCTCAAATATGCAAGGCACATTAAAGGTTGGTGGTTCTACAACAGTTCAGCCAGTTGCTCAAGCAGCTTCTGACTACCTAATGAAAAACGCATCAGGTCTATCAATTACAGTAACTGGTGGTGGTAGTGGTGTTGGTACATCAGGTGCAAAAGACGGAACACTTAACATTGGTATGCAGTCATCTGATTTAAAACAAGCAGACAAGGATGCTGGGCTTGTTCCAATGGCAATTGGCAAAGATGCAATTGTTGTAATTGTTAACAAGGCTAACCCTGTTGAGGCTTTAACAAGAGAGCAAATGAAAAAGATATTTTCTGGCGAAATTAAAAACTGGCAAGACGTTGGTGGTAAAAATGCTGCGATAGTAGTACACACTCGTGAAACTGGTTCAGGAACACTTGATGGCTTTGAAAGCTTGGTTATGAAAAAAGAGGCAAAAATCGATACAATAGCTGAGCCACACAACTCAAACCCATTAGTTAAACAAGCTATTGCGAAGGACGAAAATGCTATTGGATTTTTATCCCTTGGACATTTAGACACAACTGTTAAAGGGCTTGTTGCCGAGGGTGTTACACCAACCGAGGCTAATGCTGCAATAGGTAAATACCCATTCGTTCGTAACTTATGGCTATCAACAAAAGGAAATGCAACTGAATTATCTGCAAAATTCATAAATTTTGTTAGAAGCACAAAAGGTCAACAAATATTAGTATCAGAGGATTTCATTACATTAAGATAGTAATACAGAAGAAATTATAGCTTAACCCTTAACGGATAGTGCATACTATCCGTTCTTTTTTTATTAAAATAGACATAAAAAAATCATCCCTCATTTAATTGGATGATTGTTAGAGAAAATTTTTAATTTTAAATTATTCTGCTAAGCATTCAGCAAGGCACTCTTCAATCATTTCTTGTGTAATAACAAATTCTTGCTCCATAATTATCCCCCCCTTTTTATATTTATAAAAATACTACCCAAGATATATTTTAACATAAAAAAATTAAATCTTTATTAAGCATATGTTATGTTTCAATTAAATTTTGCATATTAAAAAAAGTTCAAAGTTCGTATTGATTTATATAAATATAAGTGATACAATTAATAATAGATTTAGAATGAATATATGGTGCATTTTTTGATTAATTATCTAGTCTCGTTGGAAAAAGTTTTACGTGGGAAATCCGTGGGGAAATTGAGAGATTTTAGGTTTAGATATTCAACAAAGTCATATATAATGAGGGCTTATTTTTTAGTGCAAAGATGAAGCTCTTTTTCACATTACGATTTGAAAGTTTTACAATTGTTTGTTCGTGTTCTTATAATTTTTTATATGGCTTCCTAATTGTAGTCAACCGTCTCTACTATTGCTTTTGGTAAATTATTCTTTTGCCACATATGAGGCATTTGTCCACCTGGGTTAGACTTAGATGAAAATACCTTTGAATTACCCTCTGAACCAAATAAGATAACTTTTTTATCAAATGTTGCTAATCCTTCAACCTCGGTAGGTCTGCTAACGCCACGGAATACTTCAAGCGTTACACGGAAGAAGTACTTAATATCTACTGTAAAGAAGCCACGATTAAAAGGAACAGGTTCAAGGTCTGTAAACACCCAAATAACTTCTGCACTTTTAACTTTAACATTAATTGCATCGTCAACAATTTCTTGCCCACAACGAGTTAGGATAACTTGTATGTCCTCTATGCAATCTTTTTCCCTACAACTGTCGTAAACCTGGTCTGTGTGGATACAAACACCATCTCTAAAGCTCGATAGCTGTCTGTTGCATCCGTCATGATTCTCACTCATAATTATATCCTCCTATTTTAAGTAATACTGCAATATACAGTTTTCATTATTATAATATGTAGTGCCTTTTTTTTTGTGCTAAATTTTTATATAATATTGTATGAAGGGGAAATTCGTGTTATAATTACTAATATTGAGGGGTGGACGTTATGAAGCGTGTTTTTAGAGATAGTATTAGTGGGCTTACTCATTTGCTTGGTGCTGTGGTTTCCATTGTTGGTACTGTTTTTCTTTTAATTAATGCATTTGGTGATTTTAATAAATTCATTAGCTTTCTTATTTTTGGGCTTAGTATGATTTTGCTTTTTTCTGCAAGTGCTACATATCATTTGGTTATGGGGCCTGAAAGGCTTATTCGTGTTTGCAAAATTATTGACCATTGTATGATTTATGTTCTTATTGCTGGAACATATACTCCTATTATATGGGCGTTTTTTGATGGCTATTATTGGCTGGGGTTTATTGTTGGTATTTGGCTTTGCGCCTTTGTTGGTATAATTTTAAAGGTGTTTTTGACGGGTAAATTTAGAACAGCATCTACTGTTTTATATATTGCTATGGGGTGGTCTATTTCCCTTGCACTTGATAAGCTTGCTACAAATTTGTGTGTGGAGGGTATGACACTTCTTGTGGCTGGGGGTATTTTTTACACTATTGGTGGCATCATTTATGCTGTTAAAAAACCTAATTTTTTTAAGGGATTTGGCTTTCATGAGTTGTTTCATATTTTTGTGCTTCTTGGTGCAATTTCACACTTCATTTTGGTTTATAGATATTTGCCATAAGTTTTGCACAAATTATGCTCTTTATTTATAAGCAGTTCTATGTTAAAGTCATTATCATAGAAAGGGTGTGAGCAGATGAGGAGAAAAAAGTAGTTGACGAAAATGAGGTGGTTGAAATTTTATCGCAGATTGCTCGTGGTGAAGCTTTCGAGGAGGGTGTTAAAGTTTCTGAACGCTTGAAGGCTGTTGAGCTTCTTGGCAAACGTTACAGCTTGTTTTCATCAAATGACAGTGTAACCGACGGTGACATTAGAGTGGTGGTGGACTATGTTGGAAAATGTAACGGTTCGGTTTAACAAGTGCTTTAAAGCTTCTAATGAGTGCAAAAAGCGGTATCGTGTTCTTATGGGTGGTGCTGGTAGTGGTAAAAGTGTTAATGTTGCACAGGACTTTATAATTAAGCTTATGAGCCCTAATAACCATGGTGCTAACCTTCTTGTTGTTAGGAAGGTTGAACAAAGTAACAGGAACAGCACATTTGCAGAGCTTACTTCCGCGGCTGCAAGGATTTGCAAAAAACAACTAAGTAATGTTTGGGAAATTAAAGAAAGTTCTATGGAAATGCGGTGCCGAATTAACGGTAACCGTATTATTTTTTGCGGTTTTAACGATTTGAGGCAACGTGAAAAGATTAAATCTATAAATTTTCCTGCGGGAAAGCTGACTTGGATTTGGATTGAGGAGGCAACTGAGCTTAGCGAAAATGATATTGAAATTTTAGATGATAGGCTTAGAGGGGATTTGGAAAATGATAATTTATATTATCAAATAACCCTAACATTTAACCCTGTTAGTTCAAGACATTGGATTAAAAAGAGATATTTTGATGTGGTAAGCGATGATGTTTATACACACCATTCTACGTATTTGGATAATGATTTCATCGATAAAGCTTTTCACAGGCGAATGGAAATGAGAAAAAAGTTTGACCCTGAGGGGTATCGTGTATACGCACTTGGTGAGTGGGGTGCACAGGAGGGTCTTATTCTTACTAATTTTACTGTATGCAATTTTGATAATAATTTTGATAGTATGGTTGTTGGGCAGGATTTTGGTTTTAACCACGCAAATGCTATTGTTTTAGTAGGGTTTCGTGATGGGCAGGTGTATGTTTGCGATGAGCTTTACCAGTATGCAAAAGACACCTCGGAGCTTATTTCACTTGCAGAGGGTAGGTTTGATAAAAATATTTTGATGATTTGTGACAGCGCAGAGCCTGATAGGATTAAGATGTGGCGTAGGGCTGGGTATAATGCTATTCCTGCTTATAAAGGGGCTGGTAGTGTTATGGCACAGATTGATTATTTGAAACAACGTAAAATTTTTATTGCACCAATGTGTGATAATTTAATAAAGGAATTGCAGGCGTGGAGGTGGCGAACCGATAATAATGGTGAGCTTACTGACACGCCTGTTGACGTTTTTGATGATGCGATTGCTGCACTTAGGTATGCTATTTCGGGCAATTTGAGAGATGAGGGTATTAGTTTTTTAAAATGAGGAGGGTGTTAATGTTTACTGAATTTGTAAATGGGATGATTAATGCTGGTGGGGTTAGTGATGAGAAAATTGTGGCGGATTTGATTATGAACCACAATAACCTTTCGATGATTGAGGGGGTTCGTTATTACAACAATGAAAACGATATTTTGCGTAGGAAGGCTTATCGTTTTGATGGTGGCGTGAAGATTGAGGACGAAACAAAACAAAATAGAAGGCTTAATCATAATTGGCACAAGCTTCTTGTGGACCAGAAAACTTCATATTTATTAGGTAAGCCAATTAGGATTAGTGCTGATGATATGGAACTTACAGCTACTATTAATAAAAATTTGGGCGAGGGGTTTGACGATGTTCTTTGTGAACTTTCGAAAGGGGCTTCTAACAAGGGGATAGAGTGGCTTCAACTTTTTATTAACGAAAATGGTGGGTTTGACTTTGCTGTTATTCCTGCTGAGCAGGTTGTTCCAATTTGGGACACAAGCCTGCAAAAGAAATTAGTTGGGCTGATTAGATATTATGAGGTTAAGCGTGTGGTAGGTGGAAGTGAGCTGGTGATTGAGTGGTGGACGGATAATAGTGTTAAGCATTTTGTTCGTGATACATCTGGAAGTGTGGATTTTGTTAAAGAGGATTGCCATTTCTATAAAAATGGTGCTGGATTTGGTTGGGGGAAAGTGCCTTTTATTCCTTTTAAGAATAATGAGGAAATGATTAGTGATTTGAAATTTTATAAAAATTTGATTGATGATTATGACCTCTGCGTTTCTGACCTTTCTAATAACCTTGCAGAGGTGCAAGAGGTGGTTACTGTTTTAAAAGGATATGAGGGAACGGATTTGCGTGAATTTTCCGAAAACCTGCGTTATTACAAGGTTATTAAGGTTGCACCTGGTGATGGTAGTGGTGTTGATAAGCTGGAAATTTCTATTCCTATTGAGGCAAAACGTGAAATGCTTGATAGATTAGAGGAAAATATTTTCACTTTTGGACAGGGGATTAATGTGAAGTCTGACAAGTTTGGAACCTCTGCAAGTGGTGTTGCACTTAAATTTTTATACTCACTACTTGATATGAAGGCAGGTATTACCGAGAGGAAATTTGCTGTGGCGATTAAGGAGGTTTTGTGGTTTTTATGTGAGTATGTTGCTATGACTGGTGGTGGAATTTATGAGCCTTCGACAGTTGCTGTGGTTTTTAGCAGAAGGCTTATTGCAAATGAGCTTGAACTTGCACAGATTGCAGAGGGTAGCAAGGGAATTATTAGTGATGAGACTATTATTGCACATCACCCTTGGACTGAGGATGTGGATTTTGAGATGAAAAATGTTTTGAATACATAGTGTTTAGGAATGGGTAATGAGGTTTAGGAACGGTCAAGACCGTTCCCTACGGAAGTGGTGAAGGAGTTCGCCCTTTTTTAAAGGTTTTGCAGGGCATAAAGAACAAAAGACACTCCCAACTGTGAGAGGCAGTATAAAAAATCTATGGAGGTTAAATTATTATGGAATGGCTAAGCAAAATTTTAGAAGGTGTGGAAAATGCAGAGGAGATTGCAAATAAAATTTGCACGGAACTACCTAAAAACTTTATACCTAAGGAAAAGTATAATGAGGTGGTGGAGGCAAAGAGGCAACTTGCAGAGCAGGGGAATGTTGATTTTGAGCAGAAGGTTAGGGAGATTGCAATAAATTCTGCAATGAAAGCTATTTCTGGTGAGCTTAAAATTAAGGACCTTGATGTTGTTAAGATGTTAATTGATGTGGACTCTGTTACACTTTCTGATGATGGTGTCACTATTGGGCTTGATGAGCAGATTAAACAAATTCAAAAGCAAAGGCCGTATCTTTTTGGCGATGACACGCTAAAAGGTAGGACGCCTATTAGTGGCGATGGAACGCCAAGTGGCGTTTCGAAGGAGCAATTTACAAGGATGGGTTATAGGGATAGGTTAGAGCTTTATAATAATAATCCAGAATTGTACGAACACTTAGCAGAAAATTAAAAATTGAATGGAGGAAAATTATTATGGCAGTTACAAAGATAGCAAATTTAGTAAATAGTGAAATTTTATCAGGGCTTATTAACACAAATTTGGAGGGGGAAATTAAATTTGCACCACTTGCAACGGTGGATACTTCCCTTGCAGGTCACCCTGGGGACACAATAAAGCTTCCAAAATATGCGTATATTGGTGATGCTGTTGACGTTGCTGAGGGAGATGCAATTCCTGTTGAGCAATTAACAGCGACATCTGTTAATGTTACGGTTAAAAAGGCAGCTAAGGGTATTGAAATTACTGATGAGGCGGCTATGAGTGGTTATGGCGACCCTATTGGCACTGGTGCTGGGCAGCTTCGTCGCGCAGTTGCGCAAAAGGTTGATGCAGATTGTTATGCTGCACTTAGTGGCATTGGCGTTCCTATGACTTATGGTGATGGAACTGCTGTTCTTAGTGCTTCGATTGTTGCTGATGCGTTAGTTAAATTTGGCCAAGAGGTTGGCGGTGACAAGGTTTTACTTATCGCACCAACTCAGCTTGCAACACTTCGCAAGGACGCAAGCTATATTATGCCCTCAGATATGGGTATGCAGGTTATGAGTGAGGGTACTGTTGGTAGTATTCATGGTTGTCAGGTTGTTATTTCTGATAGAATTGTCGTTGCAGATGGAAAGTTTGAAAACTTTATTGTTAAACCCGGTGCACTTGCTATTTTCTTAAAGCGTGATACTAATGTTGAGACCGATAGAAATATTGTGAACAAGACTACTGTTGCTACTGTGGACAAGCATTATGTGGCGTATCTTGCTGATGATAGTAAGGCGATTAAAGTTATTGCTAAGGCGTAGGGAGTGAATTCTATTGAATGAGAGGCTATGCAGGGTCAAGCTATTACTCGACATTACAGACACAAGTAGGGATGAGCTTTTGGGACTTATAATTAGAAAATGCGAAATGTTTGTGAGATGCCTTTGCAATATATTCGAGGTTGATGGTTCTTTGGAGCTTTTGCCACTTTCTGATGAGCTTATTTGTGTAATTGAGGATTTGGCGATTGTGAAGTATAACAAGCTGGGAAGTGAGGGCCTTAAAAATGAAACTATTGGCCCACTTAAAATGGATTATGATGATGTACCAGTTGACGTTAGGGTTGTTATAGATAAGCACAAAAGGGTGAGGTTTTAATGAAAAAAATAACTGCTTTGCTTTTGGAATATACCCCTTTAATTGATGATGAGGGGAATGTATTTAAGACCACAGCCGAGGCTGGTACTATTCGGGGAATTTTAATTCCTGTTAATAGTGAGCTTGCCTCGAAGGATTTTGGCTTTGATGAAAATGTTTCGCATAGGTTTTTTTGTAAGGATAAGCACCCTGCTATTTTAGTTGGCAATGTTGTTCGGTATTTGGGTTTGGATTACCATATTATTCATATTGCTGATTATGGAAAGGTTAGGGTGCTTCATCTTAACTCTGTTATTGGTGGTAAAAGCTCTCGTGTAATTACGCAGAGCGTGAGTTATTAGGAGGAAATTATGAAACAGAAGCTACTTAGTACATTAACTGCTGATAGTGAGCTTGTTTCGCTTGTTGGAAAGATAAAATCGGCTGATAAGGTGCAGGGGAATATCCCTTGCATCTTTTCTAATACGCCGAGTAGCTGGGACACACTTCCTGCAGTGGTGTTTTTAGAAAAAGATGGTGAGGATGCTGTTTTTGCTGATGATGTTTGTATTGCGAGGACTGTTGTTATTCAAATAGATGTGTATGCAAAGACAAGCGTTACAAGGGTTTTTGATAGGGTTAGTTTGTTGCTTAGGAATATGGGCTTTGTTTGTAAGCGTGTTATGGACATTCCTGAGCCTACAAACAGGCATAGGATGGGCATTTTTAACATTACAGTATATGAGGGGGAAAATTAAATGGTAATTAAAAAGAGGGCACTTAGAGGCCTTGCAGATTTGTCTATTTTTCCTGTTACGAAAAATGACATTGAGGGCTATGTAGTTGGGGCTAAGATTGGTATTAGTGGTGCACAGGAGCTTACTTCGCAAAAGGAAATCGATGAGTGGAAAATTTATGCTGATGATGGCATTTATGATGCTGGTGCTGACTGGAAGGGCAGTAAATTCACGCTCCAACTTGCAGGGCTAACGCACGAGCAAAGGGTGTATTTCGAGGGCGGAGAGTATGATGCTGTTGCCAAAGAATACGTTTTTAAGTCTGTTAGTGAAGCACCAGAGATTGCACTTAGCTTTTCGTCTATTGCAGATAGCGACACTAAGGAGCTTACAAAGGTTTATAGTGCAAAATGCTTGAAGGTTAGCTTTGAGCATAAGACAAAGGGTGGAAACAGTAGCGTTGTGCCTGTTAAAATTGAGGGTATATTTATGGAGCGTAAATTTGATAAGGCGATTTTTGTTAAAAAAGATGGTGCGGCAACGGATATTTCTTGGCTTGATACTATTGAGGCATTGCCAACGGCGTAAATTATTATACAGGGCTTTTGTTTAAAAGCCCTGTATTTACTAATAGGAACGGTCAAGACCGTTCCCTACAAATAAGGAGGAAATAAATTGAGTGGAATTAGAAAATCATTGCCTGCACAAAGGATTGTGCATGGTATTAATATAAAAAAATTGCCTATTGGGGCATATCTTACTGCTTTTGAAAGCGTGGGTGACCTTCCGATTAATGTGCTTAGCAGGTTGTTTCCTGGGCTTAGTACTGATGAGGCTCTTTTGAGGATGAAAAACATTGATACAAATGGAATTTTGACACTAATTGCAAGGGCTGTTGCAGTTATACCTGATGAATTTTTGGGCTTTGTTAGTATTATTTTAGAGGTTGATGTTAATAAAATTCGCAATGAGATGACACCTTGTGAGCTTGCTGATGTGCTATCTGCTTTTTGGCAGGCAAATGATATTGAAAATTTTATTCGTCAGGTGAGGGGAGCAGTGGAAGCGCTAAGGTAGATGATTGGCTTCAAGATGTTATTGCAATTTGTTTGCGTATTGGGATTAGCAAGCGTGAGCTAATGCAAGATTATTATATTGATGAGATTAATGAAATTATTTCGAAATGTATTGAACTGGAATTTGGTGTGGCTGATAAGACTGAGCAGGTTTCGGTGGATGAATTTTTTTAGGGAGTTTTTAAATTTAGGAACGGTCTTGGCCGTTCCCTACAAAATGGGTATATATATTTTAGGTAAAAAAGGGGGTAAAGTGTATGTCTAATATTCAGGTTGGTTCGGACAGCATTGTGGGTAGCATTGACGAGATTAGCTCTTCTGCGAGCCGAGCGATTGATGGATTTGAAAAGGCAAAGCAGGTTATGGCGGGGCTTCATGATTATCTTATTTTGTGGGAACGCTCGTATGAGCAGTGGGAGAATAAGGCATTTTCGGTAAGAGCAAAAGAGATTGAGCATCAGAGAAAGCTTGGTATGATTAGTGCCGAGGAAGAGGCGAAGCTGTGGAAGGAGCTTACTGACCAGAAAATTTATGGCTGGCAAAATGTTGGCGTTGCAGAGGAAAACTATCATAAAAAGATGTATGAACACTCTAAAAAATGGATTGATGAGCAAACAATACTTGGGAAGCTTTCGGCTCAGGAAATTGCACAGGCTTGGAAGCGTGTGTATGATGGTTTTGATGATATTAATATTAAATATGAGGCTGCCCTAAAAATTAGAGATATTTTGCTTGGAGAGGCTGACGACAGCACGAGTGAGAGAAGAGGCGATTCGAACAGGTGGATGCAAAGCCAAAATATGCGTGATGGAGGTGATTTGACACGTCAGGCTGCTGATTATACACGTAGGATTGAGGCCGAACGGGAGCTACTTAGAAAAATTGAAAGTGGTACGTTAAATGGCGTTCAGCTTGGGTGGCAGGAGATGAACAAGCGCTGGGTTGAAACCTATAATTATATTGGCGAGCTTGAGGATAAGCGTTATAAGGTTTCTAAGCAGTATCTTGATGCACAGGTAAGTGATTATATAAATGCGGCGGCGGAAAAATTAAACGCTGATTATAATAACCAGAGGGAGTTTTACCAGGGGGAGCTTTCTGCTATTGATGAAAAGTATGCAGAGATTGACCGTAGGGAGCGTAGTAGCAGGCGTAATGGTGAGCTTGCAGACCTTGAGCGTTTGCGTGAGTTTTATAAAAATGCTGTCACTGTGGAGGGGCAGGATAAGTTAAAGCAGATACAAGATAAGATTAGCAGCTTATATTCGGCACAGATGAGCGACGACCGTGAGGTTAGAAAGCAACAGGAGAAGGACAATATTCAGGAAAAGCTTGATAGGGCAAAGGTGCAATTTGAAAATTCTAAGGCAGAGCTTGAACGCACAAAAACAGCTATGCTTGAAACGTCGCTTCAAATTGCAAACCAAAGCACAATAAACACGATAAATGCAGGAAATAGAATTAGGCAAACCCTATTAAATACATCAAAGACATTTTCAAGCCAAATTGAGGATATGTTTAAAACTTCTGAGGGGCGACTTGGTGGGTATATTGATAGAATTTCTTCTATGTTAAATGTGGTTGACGGGTATTCATCGGGGAATGGTTCGCCAAATACAGGAAATGTGAATGTTACCCTAAATGATTATGGGGACAAGCTTTTGCAGGATAATTCTGCTGTTGGTAGCTATGCAAATGAAATTATGAGCGTGTTTAAAAATACAATTAGAGTTCAGGGGGTGAGGTAATGCTTGGTTTTTCTTTTGGTGGTATTCACAGCCTTGATGTTGGAATTTGTATTAAATCAAAAAATCGACCAATTTTGCCATCACCTAAAATTGTATCAGAGGATATTCCTTGTCGTGATGGGTTTTATGATTTTTCGTCTGCAAATGTGTTTGGTAGGACAATGTATAAAGAACGTGAAATAACTGTGGATTGTGCTTTTGTAGAAAAGGATTTTGGGAGCCTGCGAAGAAGGATTAGGGAGATTGCGAGATGGCTTTCCTTTAAAGAGGGCGAGCTTATTTTTGATGATGAACCGATGGTTTATTATGTTGCGAGGGTTACTAATAAATTAGACCTTGGGCAAGAAATGACACGTGGATATTTTACTATTGTTTTTACCTGCAAACCGTTTGCCATTGGCAGGGTTTGCTCTGGCGATGTTTTAGATTATGGCGAAAATGGCGTTTTTTATGGTGATGTTGCAACGTATGGTGGGGAAAATATTTTTGAGGTAAGTGGCAACACAAGTATTGTTGTGAAAAATTATGGCACATTTGTTAAGCCTCGCATAGTAATTGAGGGGGATTTTAATAATATCCAGCTTGAATGTGGTGGCAGGACTATTAAATATAATGCAAATGGAAGCGGTACACTTATTATTGATTGCAATAATATGTCGGCAATTAAGGACGATACGAACGCCTTGATTAACATAGTGGGTAAATTTTTCGAGCTTGTAGAGGGCGATAATTTGATAAATATTACTGGGGATTTGCTTGCTTGCACAGTCAATTTTAAATTTGAGTATAATTATTTATAGGGGGGATTTGTATGCAAAAGGTTGCACCAATTGCAATTACTAAGGAGCTTACGCTAAGCCAATTAACAGCACATAATGAAAATTATAATGCACTTGCTAATAAGGATATTGAAGTCTATGAGGATATTTTA